GTTGATGCGGCTGGTAATGTAACTGGAACAGATGATCAATTAAGAGTAACTGGCTATGGAATAATGGGTAACAGAGCTGGTAATGTATATATTACAAATGGTAATACAGCAGCTGGTGCGAGTTTGGTATTTGGAGTTAGAGCAGCACATAATGGGAATAACAGATTAATTATTAATGAAAATGATTCTACTTTTTATACTAACATAACAGCTAATAATCACATTATAAAGGCATCTGGTACAGCAGATAATATAGTTATGTCTGAATACAATTCAACACATTATGCTAGATTTGAAGCTAATTCAAGTGGTGGTGTTGTTAAAGGTGTTGGTGGCGGTGGTTTTTTGATTAGAAGTTATGGTGATACTTATTTTAATGGTGGTAATTTTGGAATTGGTGATAGTGTTGTTACTTATCCTTTTACTGTTCAAAAATCAGAAGCTGGTTTAATATCAAGGATATATAATTCCTCAACAAGTGGCCAAGGCGTATTGATAAGAGCTGGTGAGGCATCAGTACAAACTAGAATATTACAAGCGGCATCAAGAACAGATGTAAAAAGGTTTACAGTAAATTCAAATGGTTCTGTTGGTGTTAATGTTGCTGGTCCTGGTCCAAATATATCATTTAGTGTACAAAACCCTAATATTGGTGCTTATGGCACATCTACAACTGCAAGAATTGGCGGTGTTGGTGGAAATCAAAGTTCAGCACTTGAATTGGCGGAAACACTTGTTGGCGGAAATATGAATTACGGGTTTAAGTTAATGAATAGGGGTAATATTGATAATACATTTCAAATAACATCTCATAACAATAGCTATACTGGTGTTGTTTCATTACAAATTGCTAGAAGTACTGGAAATGTTGGCATAAAAGGAGCTAGTGGTGCTGAGGCATTACAAGTTAATGGCAATATACATTTAACTAATAACAGTTATATATCTTTTAATACAAGTGCATCATCTGGTCACCCTAAAATACAAATGACAAGTGTTGGTGCTTTTGAATTTAGAAATACTGCGGATTTAGTCGGTTTACAAATTGACAATGGTGGTAATATAGAGTTAAATAATGGGGTTAATGAATCTGTTTTAGTTAAGGGTGGCACAATGAATTTTGGAATCCCTGGCAATGGAGCAAATGTAAATGGAAGATTCTGTACTATTGAGGGCAATACTGGTACTGATGGCGAGGGTTCTAGTAGAATATTCTTTGCTGAACACAATTCAACAACTGGAGCAAAAAATGCTTATGGAATGTCACTTGGTTATAGAGGTGGTGGTACATCTTTACCAAGTGGTGTTAATGGCTTATTAACACAAATAGGAAATGGTGAATGGGGTATGTGGGGACATAATGGTGTTGATAATGGCTCATTAGTTATGTATGGTCCTAGAACAGCGGAATGGATGCGTGTTGCTGGAAGATTAGGAGTTGGTGTTACACCAAACTCTAGTTATAGATTAGATGTTAATGGTACTATTAGAGCATCAGCTGATGTAATAGCTTATTCAGATAGGAGAGTCAAAGAAAATATTATCACTGTTAATAACGCTTTAGAAAAGGTTACTAAGTTAAGAGGTGTTACATACACAAGAAAAGACATTGAAGATAAATCAACTAAAATTGGTGTTATTGCTCAGGAAGTTTTAGAGGTGTTACCAGAGGTTGTTTTTAAAGATGATGAGGGTAAATACTCGGTTGCTTATGGAAACATGGCTGGGGTATTTATAGAAGCTATAAAAGAATTAAAAGCAGAGGTTGATAGCTTAAAACAAGAAATAAAACAATTAAAAAGATAAAATATGCCTTGTCCAAGTATTGCAGATGATGAATTGTCAATGTTAAAAGTAGCTAGAGAAAGAACTGGTGCTGGTTATACATCAAACTTTTATATAGCACCACCAATATATATGTCAGATATACAAAGATTATCTGGTGGTAATACAAGTGGCTCTGGTCGAAGCTATCCAGCAGTTGCATTAGCAAATCCAGTTGAAAACCGACCAGATGGTGAAAATCCTTTAGCTATGTCTGAATTTAGTTCATACGATCAAAACCCACCAAGAACTGCATTTATGTTTAATTATAACAGCTCATCTAGTAGTAATGCTTGTGCTTTTGCAATTCCTTTTGATACATATTATCATGATGATGCAAATAATTTAGTGCCAGATGCTATAAATATTTATACTGCATATACAACACAAACTGGAACAACTGTTGCTGCGGCTGGTTATTATGCTATATACACAACTGGCGGTTCGCCAAGTGGTTCATATATTCGTGTTGGCAATAATGGATTAATAATTGAGGTTGATGATTGTTAAAATAATTACTAAATTTGTAAAAAATAAATTATGGCAAATACTTATTCTTGGGAAATTTCACAATTTAATGCTAAAATACAAGAGGGTGATAATCAAAATGTTATCTATGAAATAATATTTGTTTATATAGCATCTGATGGTGAGTCAAACCCAACAAGTGCTAGACAAGTTGGCGTACAACATATTGAATATAATCCAGAAAATCCATTTATACCTTACGAGGATTTAACTAAAGAAATTGTTGTTGGCTGGTTAGAATCAACAGTTAATATAGAGCAATTAAAAAAAGATGTTGATGAGTTATTATATCAAAAGAAAAATCCAGTTAATGAGATTTTATATCCAAACTGGAATGATCCAGTATAAAAATTAATACTAAATAAATATAAAATGAGCAAACTAGAAGAAAAAGAATTAAAAGAATTAAAAGAATCAATAGCTAAACCAAATCAAATTGCAACTGAAATTGGTTTAAGATATATTGCATATCATTCATTAGACAAACTTGTTGATGCATTTAGTGAGGCAACTAAAGAACAACAAGAGTTAATGAAATCGATTGAGGAAAAACATGGCAAAGGTTCTTTAAATATTGATACTGGCGAAATCACACCAATAGAGGAATAAAATGCCAGTTATAAATGCCAGTAGCTTTTTACTTTTAAAAGATACAACAGTTATTGGCCATTCAAGAAGCACTAGCTTTAATGTCAATGTAGATTTACCAGATGCAACTAATAAAGAAAGTAATGGTTTCCAAGAGGTTATAACTGGGGTTAAAAGTGGCACTATTAGTTGTGATTGTTTAACTGATTATTCCGATTCATTAAGTTTTAGCCAACTATCTGAAATGGTTATAACTAAGGAAAAGGCAGTATTTTATTTTAAAGATATTGCTAACAATAAATTTTTACTTAGAGGTGAGGGGTTTGTCCAATCAGTTGATGAAACTGCTGAGTTTGAAAACGCTACTAGTTTTAATTTAGAAATTAACTTGACTGGAGTGTTTACAATAACAGATCCGAGTCAAGGTTTGACTTGGGATAATGTCTTTGCTAAGTGGGAAGATATAGCAGATAACTGGGAAGATGTATAATTTTTTTATTTGTATATTTGTTAAAGATTAATAATTTAAAAAAAATATAAATGGCTACAACTGGAGTATTTAATGGTACTGACTTAATTTTAAAAATTCATGATGGAACATCAATTGCAGCGGCAACTGCTGTTGGACATTCAACATCTTGTACATTATCACTTTCAAATGATTTACCTGAGGCAACAACTAAAGATTCAAGCGGATTTCAAGAAGTTATCGCTGGTGTGATTAGTGGTGAGCTTAGTTTTGAGGGGTTAGTTGCTTATGATGATGATGCAAACGCTGCTGATATAAGTGATGTTTTGATTAATAGAAGATCAGTTACTTGGAGTTTTGCAACTGCTGATAGTACTGATCCTATATTTTCTGGATCTGGATTTATTAGTTCTATTGAAATGAGTGCTGAAATGGAATCACCAGCAACTTATAGCGGTTCAATTACAACAACTGGAACTATCACAAAAACTAACTAAGATTAGTTGATTAAGATATAACTTAAAAGGGGTATGGCTTGAGGAAACTATACCCCTATAAATATATAAATATGGCAAACAAAAAAAGAGGTTACTATACCTTAAAAATAGGCGGCAAAATGCGAACAATGCATTTTTCAATGAATTTCTGGTCAAACTTTACTGAGCAAATGGATGTGTCTCTAGATAAAATTGGAGATGTATTTAATGGCGGTATATCAATAAAAGGCATTAGATCTTTAATATATTCTGGTTTATTGGCACACGATCAAGAACAAGGCAATGATATTGATTACAATGAATTTAAAGTTGGTATGTGGCTTGAGGATTTTGATGCTGAAAAATTAAATGATGTTGTTGAATCAATGATGGAATCTAGAATATTAGGCAATGATCTTAATATGGGAGTGTCTAGAAATATAAAAAAAACTACAAAACCTACTAAAGAGGGAAAGTAACAACCCAGCTGACTTGGGATAGCTTACTAGATTTTTATATTGGTCAAGCTGGGATTATACCAGATACATTTTGGAAAAACACTTGGAAAGAAAATCATTTGATGGGCGAATCTCATATGATTAAATCTAATATGCAATGGGAACAAACTAGATATTTAGCCGCAATGGTTTACAATGTAAATTGTAACAAAAAAGCTCAAATGATTACACCAGATAAACTTTTCCCATTACCCCAGGATGTTTATTTAGCAAAGGGAAAACCAAAGTCAACAAAAGAACAATATTTAAAATTTAAAAAACGATTAGACAAACTAGAAGCTAAAAAAAAGAGTGGCTAGATTTTTTGTATTTTTGATAAAAAATAATTCATGGCAAAGTTAAGATTAGATTTACAGCTAACTGGGTTTAAACAAGCGCAAGGCAAATTAAAACAATTTGGCAGTAAAATGAAATCTGTTGGTGCTAGTATGCAAAAATTTAGTTTGCCACTTGCATTAGCTGGCGGTGCTGCAATTAAAATGGGAGCTGACTTTGATAAGTCAATGACTAAAATAAAATCTTTAGTTGGTTTGGCCGCTAAAGATGTAGATAAAATGGGCAAACAAGCCAGGGAAATGGCAAAAGAAACTGGAATCAGTAGCCAACAAGCTGGAGATGCTTTATTTTATATAACATCAGCTGGTTTAGAGGGTGCTGAGGCAATGAGTGTTTTAAATGCATCTTTAAAAGCTAGCGCATCTGGCTTAGGGGATGTCTCACAAGTCGCTGATTTAGCAACATCTGCAATGAACGCCTATGGATCAGATACACTTTCAGCAACAGATGCAACAGATGTTCTTACTGCTGCGGTTAGAGAGGGTAAATTAAATAGTGAAGATTTAGCATCTTCAATGGGCCAAGTGTTGCCGGTTGCATCTAATATGGGGGTTAGCTTTAATGAAGTTGGTGCTGCTATGGCAGCCATGTCTAGAACCGGTACTAATGCAGCACAAGGTGCAACACAATTAAATAGTATTTTATCTGGTTTACTAAAACCGACAAAACAAGCTGAGGAAGCGTTAGCTGAAATGGGATTGTCAAGCGGTGGTTTGAAAAAACAAATAAAAGATGAGGGTTTATTAAGTGTTTTAGAAACTCTAAAAACAGAATTTGATAAAAATGGTGATGCTGCCGCTAGGGTATTTCCGAACATTAGAGCTTTAAGAGGTGTTTTAGATTTGACTGGTGCTGGCGCTGCTACAACAAAAGAAATATTTGATGAATTAAATGCATCTCAGGGTGCAACAAAAAAAGCATTTGATGAAACTGCAAAAAGTGCATCATTCAGATTAAAAAAAGCATTAAATGGTGCTAGAGAATCATTTTCTGAGATGGGCGCTGTTTTACTTACAGCATTATTACCAGCAATACAAAAAATTACTGGTGTTATTTCAAATCTTTTCAAATCATTTACAAATTTAGATTCATCAACACAAAATATAATATTAGGGGTTGGAGCTTTAGTTATTGCATTGCCTACTTTACTAAGTTTGTTTGGCACATTAGTAACTGTTCTTGGAACTTTAATGTCTCCAATAGGTGCTATTGCTGCTGGTTTAGCTGGTATTGCATATATAATTGCTACTAACTGGGCAGAGGTTGCACCAGTTTTAGTTGGTTTATATAATAGATTTGTTGATTTATATAATTCTACAACACTACTGAGAGTTGTTATAGGAGCTTTAAAATCTACATTTAAAAGTGTATTTATAATTGCTCAAGCACAAGTTGATAGATTGACTAATGCTTTTTCAACATTTTGGAAACTTGTTAAAGAGTTTTCTGAAAAGGGGATGGATGGAAGTTTCAAAGAAATATTAAAAGAGGGGTTTGAAAATGGGGAAAAAATAAGTGCAAAAGCTGGTGAAGATATTGCTGACACATTTGCTAAGGATTATCAAGAGGCATTAGACAATCAATTAAGTCATGCAACAGTTGAAAGTTTAAATACAGCATTGACTGATGCTGGTTCTTTTATTAAAGGTAAATTACAAGGTATTTTAGGCAGTATGGGTATCGGTGGTGAAAGTCAAGGTCAAAAACAAAAAGATAATAAGCCAATGAAACTTGGCGGAATAGGTATTGACATGAGCATGGTTAAAGATCCGGTTACAATGTTAACTGAATCAATGACAGCAAATAAACCGGCTTTTGATACCGCACTTAATGCAATGGGCGCTACATTAACAGCTAGTGTTTTAGAGCAACAAGAAAAAATGGAAAAGTTTAAAGAAATTGGCTTGCAAATGGGAGATGCTATAAAAGGGACATTTTCTAGTATGGGATCTTCAATAGCACAATCACTAGGAGCTGGTGAGAGTGCATTAGGAACTTTTGCCGGTACTTTAATACAAACCGCAATGACATCACTTGGTGCATCATTAGCTACAACAATGGGATTTGGTGCTGAGGCGGCTGGTAATACAGCTAAATCAATGGGACCGCTTGCTGCATTTGTTTTACCGGCTTTACTTGCCGCTGCTGCTGTTGCTGTAAAGGGTTCATTTAGTAAAATTGAAAAACCTAAAAAATTTGCAAAAGGTGGGATTGTAAGTACTCCAACAATGGGACTTTTCGGAGAGTATCCAGGAGCCAAATCTAACCCTGAGGTGGTGGCACCTTTAGACAAACTTAAAAACATGATTGGCGAAAGGAATCAATCTCAGGTTAATGTAAGTGGTCAATTTGCATTAAAAGGTCAAGATTTAGTGGTTGCATTGCAAAGAGCAAATAAAAACAGAGATAGAATTTTATAATGGCATATGGTGTTAAATACAGATTAGAGTTTTCTGATGATTTAGAAAATGGTAAAAAAATAGAGATATTAAAAAAAAATTATACCGCTGCGGTAAATGATTTAGTTGGTGCCGCTGATCCATGTATTATAAGTTGGCAAGGTGATGATAATTTTTACTCACCAATAAAAGGTTCAGAATGTACTTTAAATTTATTTGTTACAAACGACACAAATTATGATGACTTTTACGAAGCTGATGAGAGAGAATATCAAGTAAAAATATCATATAAAGATGCTAATAACAACTATCAAACGTACTGGATAGGTTGGTTAGTGACTGATCAATTTAGAGAGGCAATAACATCTAAACCTTTCCCAATATCATTAAAAGCACTAGATGGTTTAGGAACTTTAGGTGGGTTTGACATGACTTTATATCAGGATAGTTATAGTTCAATTTCAGCTAGGCAATGGATAACATCAACTTTAGAAAATTTAGATTTAGATTTAGATATTTATGTTAGTCAAGATATTTTTGTTAGAAATCCAATAAGCACACAATATAGTATTTATGACATAATGTTTATAAATCCATATACCTTAATGAAAGATAAATTTGGTATAAATAATGCAAAACATACACTAGAACAAATTTTAAAATTTACAAATGCTAGAATTTTCCAAAGTTATGGAAGATGGTATATTGTAAACAATTCTAGTTATTCTGGACAAGCTGTTAAAGATGCTAGTGCAAATACTGCTGCTGGCGGAACTGTGCCAACAAATATTAGAGCATCTGAAACTGCTAATTTGGTTAACAATGGTACTGAGTTGCCAGAATTTGTTATTTATAATTATCAAGGCACACACCAATCGACATCCAATATAGAGGTTTTAAGAAAATTGCCAACTGATTTAACGCCATTAGAAAATAGTTTAGCAAAAGAATATTTACGCCCATTAAATGAGCTTGCAATAACACATGAGACATCACAATATTTAGAAACAAACAACTTTCAAAACAGTGGCTTTGAAAATGGATTAAATTTTTGGAGTACATATACATCAACAGCAACAACATCACCTGGTGAAATTTCAACAGATTTTGCAAAACAAGGCAATCAAAGTTTTAAAAACTCACAAACACAAACCAGCACTAATACTAGAAAAACATTAACAAGTGGTGATGTTTATGTAGTTAATTCAACACATCTAGGGCATATATTGTATATAAATACTTATTTTGATGTTAATGCTAATTATGGCGCTGTAAGTTTTAGATGGCAGTTGAGAATTGAGGATAATACACCAATTCCGCCAACTGATCCCACATATTACTGGAATGATAGTACAGAAAGTTGGACAACTACTGCTGTAATCAATACTCAAGAAATTGATGAAGATCCTGACAAATGGCAAGAATTTAAATATGATTTAGGTTCGTTTCCTTATAGCGGAACTTTAAAATTAGATTTATACGAACCTTATGTGCAAAATAGTGGTGGTTTAAATGCTTTATATTATGACAATATCAGTATAGAGTTTGATAGAAAAGATGGAGACAAACGTACACCATTTTATGGTAAAATAGATGATTTTGAATATAAAAGAGTAAGGGCCGCAAGTGATAATTTGTCTGGTAAATTAGATATAACTGACTTACAATTATCGCATAATAATTATGCTAATGCATTAAGTGCAACTGGTCGAGTAATGCGCCCAAGAGATAACAATGCTAACTTTGAATCTACTATGGAAAAGATAGTTAGTCAACAAGTTATAAATGATTATAGAACTAACCTGGTTAGATATGAGGGTAAATTATATAATTTACTTACTGATCCAATGGGTTTACAAAATAAAATATGGGTTGATTTTGGTTCAAGTGTTTTAAGAGAACCAGTAAGCTGTATTATGGATTCAATGACTTACAATGTAAAAAGAAATACATATGAAGTTATAATGCATTTACCGAATCAAGATGATGACCAAACCAGTACATTTAAAGCAACATTTTAAACTTTTTTCTTTTCCTTGTTTGCTGCGAAACCCCTTTAGTGCCTAACACTTTAGGGGTTTCATTTTGTAAATAAATTAAAATAATTCTTTTATTTAAAAATATTTTTTTATTTTTGTGTAAAAATAATATATATGATATTTGAAATTCATTTTAGGAATGAGCTTAAAAGATTAGGATTTAAGCGCTACCAAATTTGTACAATCTTAGGTTGTACTATGCCAACACTTAAAAGCAAAATTGAGAATCCAGGGCGGTTAACTGTTGATGACATTACGAAACTTAAAAACTCTGGATTTGATATAAAACGTTTAATTTAATACTTTTAATTTATGAAATCAGTAAACATTAAGGGAAAAGAATATATTACAGTCAATGAACGACTAATATATTTTAGATCCCAGCCACAATACAAAGGGTGGCGAATATCTGAGGATGTAGTTTCCTTAGATGACAAAGAGGGGTTATTTAAAGTAACCATAATAAATCCAGAAGGATTTGAAATGGCAGTTGCTCATGCTCAAGAATATAGAGATTCAAGCTATATTAACAAGACATCATTTGTAGAAAATGGTTTTACTAGTGCTTTAGGTAGGGCATTAGGTTATTTGGGTATTGGTATTGATACTGCTATTGCATCAGCTGATGAGGTTCAAACAGCTGTAAACAATCAACCAAAAGATGACAGATCTTGGTTGAATGAAACTCAATTAATTGCAACACTTAAAGGCACAAAAGAACAAGCTGAAAAGGTGGTTGCTAATTATAAGATGAAAAAAGAATATAGAACCAAAATAAATAATCAATTTAATTTAAAATAATAATATGGAAGCAAATGAAAAAATTTTTACAGAGGGTTTAATTGTTAAAAGAAATGACAATGCACCTGATTTTGTAATTGGTAACCTTAGTGTAAAGGTTGATGAGTTCAAACCTTTTTTAGATAAACACACTAAAAATGGCTGGGTTAATATAGATCTAAAAAAATCTCAAAGTGGTAAATACTATGGTGAGATAAATACTTGGCAACCTAAACAAGAATCAAAAGCTAGTGAATCCAGTCAAGCTAGTAATGATTTGCCATTTTAAATTTTATTCTAATGGCATTTGAAAATAAAACACAAGCCATTGAGGGTGAAACTTTTGATCATTTTAGAACCAAATCTAGAGAGATTAATAGTGCAATACATCTTTTAGTTAAATACAATTATAAAGTCATTGACTTAGAAAATAATTGGATTGGAAAAGATAATATTGAAAAATTAGATATTCCTTTATAATACTGGCAAACAAAGGAATTTAAAAGGGCATGATTAATTTCGTGCCTTTTTTTTTATAATATTTTTAAAATAATTTTTGTAATTAAAAATTTTTTTTTAATTTAGAAGTATTAAATTAATAAAATGGATACATTAAGATTTGAAGTTTGGGTAAATGGTGATTATTTTGAAGTAGTTGACAGTAAAGATAATTCATCTGTAAAAATGTTTAAAACAGATAGAGCAGCCAATAACTTAGCTGGTAAATTAAATTTCCCAGAGTTGTATTAAAACTAATTTAAAATTTATTTATGAAAAACGTACTAGAAGAATACATTAAATTACAATTAATATTATATGATTTAGAAAATGAATATCCTAAAATGTCAGAAGATGGTAAAAGAAACTTTAAAGAATTGTTTAAAATGTTTAATATGAAAAATTCAGCAAAGGTTATAGAAAGTAAAACATCAAATGAAATTGAACAAGAAAATTTATATAAACAATATCCTAAAGGGTTTTTATATAAATTACGATTTAAAAATAAATGGTGGGTTTCAAAAGGTGTTTTAAGATTAAGATATGATTTAGGTGTTATGACTATTTTAAAATATAGAAAAAAAGGTATGCCAGGAATCCATACTGGAAGAACATGGGTATTTAATATTGATGAAACTGATCAATGGATGAGGGATAATAAAAAGGGTGAGTTAATAATCAAAGATCAAACTAATTATCACTTATTAAAAACAATTTAAAAATTAAAAATTATGAAAGTAAATAGAGTTTACAAAATTTATCGACCAATGAGAAGATTTGGCAACTTATTAAAAGATATTTTTTGTCCAGAAACATCAACCCACTGGTGGATAAGATTGCCTGAGGGTACAGAAACTCAAAGGGAAAAAATAGAGTTATTGAAAAAAGTACAAGAATTAATAGTTAAAAGAATTAAAGTTTATGAAAGTAATTAAAGATAGTAACGACCAATACCATTCGCATAGTAGTATAAGCGCTAGTGGTTTAAAAACGATATATAAAAAATCTGTATATCACTTAATTAATCAAAAGTTTAAAGAAACTCCAGCAATGGCACTTGGAACTGCTGTTCATCAAGCATTATTAGAGCCAGATGATTTTTATGACATTTATCATGTCATTGAAAAAATTAACAAAAGAACTAAAGCTGGAAAAGAGGAATATGAAAAGCAAATGAAATTAGCAGATGGCAAAATAATTTTAGAATCTGATTCGCATGAAATTATTAAATCCATACTTGGTAATTTCAGACAACATGAGTTGGCCCAGAAATATTGCAAAGGCGAAATTGAATTATCTCACTATACTCAATATGAGGGCATAGATGTTAGGGTGCGACCAGATTGTATAAATAGAATTTCTAATTTTATTAGTGATGTTAAAACTTGCCAAGACAATTCGCCTGAGGCATTTAAAAGAGATATTTATAAATGGGGTTATCATTTACAAGCCGCATTTTATATGGATATGTGTGGCATAGATGATTTTAGATTCATAGCAGTTACGACCACACATCCTTATACAGTTGAGGTTTATAAACTAAGTGATGAGATAATTGAGTTTGGCCGCAATGCATATAAACAAGCATTTTCAAAATGGAAAATTTACGTTGAATCTGGTATTATGCCAGGTTATCATTGGTATAAATACGACAAAGATGGATCATATATATTATAATAGAAAAGTAGAAAAATATAGAGAGATAGTTGAAAGGCATACTCAAGTAAAACTAAACAAACTTACTAGAGAGTTTGATTATGTTTTTGCTAGAGCTTGTTATTATTATTTATGTAGAAATTTTGGAGAGATGAGCTTTGCAAAAATTGGCAAATCAGTCAATAAAAATCATGCTACTGTAATGCATAGTTTAAAAGAGTTGCCATATATTATAAAGCATGATCCGGTGAAAAGTAAAATATATAATAAAATTGTCAAAGAAGCTGAAAAGGATTATGTAGAAACTAAAAATGGTAAAAGCATTGAAAGGTTAGTTACTGATCATAATTTTTACTTAATGCAATGTGAAAATTTAAAAACCAGATTGGAACAATTAGATCGTAGATATAAAAAAATATTCGCTGAAAATATAGAAATGAAACGAATTATTTATATTATGGCCGATACTGACTAAATATTTTTTAATTTTGTAAAAAAACTTTATGAAAAGGAATCCATTTGCAAAATACTTAGGCAAAGAAGATGTATTGCAGAATCAGGTTATGAGATATATTGGTTTAAAATACCCTAAAGCATTGTTCACTCATGTCGCTAACGAGGGTAAAAGAACACCATTTGAGCAATACAAAATGAAATACTTAGGCACAAAACCTGGTATTCCTGACATAATGATTTTTGATCCGAACAAAACTAAAAATGGTTTAGCCATAGAATTAAAAGCTGGGTATAACAAACCTACCGAAAATCAAAAAAAGTGGCTTAAATCGCTTGAAAACAAGAACTGGGTGGCTGTTTGGAGTAATAATTTAGATGAATGCATTGAAATAATAGATAAATATTTTAACAACAAATAATGGCTAGATCAAAAAAAATATATTTTGAGGAAGAGAATCAAAAAGTAAGATGGACACAATCTAGCTCAGATGGTTTTAAATACGATTACAAGTTTATAGGGGTTGCTAGTGAAGCTGAGTTTGACTTATTGATGGAATTACTTTGGTTTATGTATGAAGATGGAGATATAACTTATAATCAATTTTTTGATACTTTCCGAGAGCTTAAAACATTTTGTGATGGAATTAAAGGTTTGGTTGACAAACATTAATTTTATTACTTAGCGACTTATTTATGAAATACAATAAGATTTTAAAACCTAAAAAGTTTGACCACTTTACTATCATACCTAGCTATATATTTAGGCATAAAGATATTTCAGTTGGTGCTACTGGTTTGTATGCTTATTTATTTTCTCACACAGCTGAACAAGAAATAACAATACAATTTATCTGTAACCATTTTAAAGAGGGCAAAGATGCCATAGCATCAAAATTAAAAGAGCTTATAGATGCTGGTTATATAGAAAGGGACAGGGTTACCGATAAAGGTAAATTCAAGGGTTATAACTATATTTTAAAAGCAAACCGAAGTCGGAAAAACCGAGATCGGAAAAAACCGAAATCGGAAAATCCTCCACAAAGTAATATTAATATATATAATGATAACAATATAGAAAGTAATAATATGCATAGTAATTTAGTTTTAAAAGTTTACCCTCATTTTGTAAACTTATTTCCAAAAAAATATCAGCCACAAACTGAAAGCCAAAAAAATAAATGGATAAGTTGTTTAGATAAATTAGAGAGAATCGAAAAATTAGATTTTCATAAACTCTGGCTAGTAGTTAAGTTTATTAGAGAACATGAGTTCTGGGGTGTGCATTTTTTAAGTTTATTAAAACTTAGAAATAAAGATAAAAATGGAATCATGTACGTACATAAGTATATTGAAACTTATGACAATGCAAACAAACCTAAATTTTGGTGGCGTGTTAAGGGATTGATTAAATATTTTATTTACCAGGAAAATGGAAAAACATTATTAGGCGCTGATACAAAAAAAGGAAAACTAAATGAGTTTAATATTTCACAAACCTTAAATAAATATCAAATAAATCAAATAAAAAAAATTATATCTAGTGATAATAGGTAAGGTTTACAAACTTGATAAATACGAACAAGCCATTGTTAAGCTATCAGCTGAGCAAAGGCATAATAATAAAATAAAAACTGGTTGGAATGGTTACAAAACAGTTAATGTACAATCTGAACTTGAGTTGAATATTATTGGTTTCGGTGGCGAGTTTATATTTGCAAGGGAAAATAATTTATATCCTGATTTCAAAATACATAACACTAGTAAGGTAAATAAAACAGATGATTATGATGCAACCTGGTTAGGTCATAGTGTAGATGTAAAAGTTAATCGAAAACATCACCCTTTGATGATTCCTGAATATGCAAATACAGATTGTAAAATATTTGCTTTGTTTACTAGCAATTACCCAAACTATACTTTTGAGGGGTTTACCTTAAATAATATAATTTTTCAAGATTGCAATAAAAAAATGACTAGAGTAAAATCTTATGTTTTAGAAAAAAACAAACTTTTAAGCCATAAAGAACTAATTTTTTTGTTAAATATTTAAAAAAAATTTCTATATTTAAAAAATATTTTTATTTATGAATCACTATAACGACTTACTCGACTTAGGTATAATACTGAAAAGATTTCAAGGATCTGTCAAAACTAGATGCCCTAAGTGTTCACATACTAGAAAAAACAAAAAAGATGATTGTTTATCAGTAAATATTGATGAGGGTTTGTATAATTGTCATAATTGTGGATGGGGTGGGAATGTTAAATTTAAGAAAAAAATTGAATATGTTTTACCTCCAAAATTTAATTCTAATATCGCTGAGAGAGTTGTAAAATGGTTCAGCAATAGAGGCATAACTGAGCCAACATTAATACATTGGAAAATAGGCGAATCATTAGAATATATGCCTCAAGTACAAGCTAAAAGAAGATGTATAAATTTTAATTATTATAGAAATAATCAAGTTGTTAATGTAAAGTATAGAGATGGTGAAAAGAATTTTAAATTAGTTTCTGGTGCTGAGCTTATATTTTATGGTATTGATAATATAAAAGAATTACAAAAATGTTACATAGTTGAGGGCGAGATGGATGCGCTTAGTTTGCATGAAGCTGGTTTATATAGTGTTTGTAGTGTTCCTAATGGTGCTAGTAAAGGATCTCAAAAACTAGAGTATTTAGATAATTGCTATAAATATTTTAAAGACAAAAAAGAAATTATACTTTGTACAGATAATGATGATGCTGGTTTACAATTAAGAAATGAACTAGCTAGGAGATTTGGAAAGTATAGATGTAAGTATGTTGAGTTCGGTGATTTCAAAGATGCTAATGAAGTTTTGATTGAAAAGGGAGCTGAGGCACTTAGAAATATAATAAAACAAGCTAAAGATTTTCCACTTGAGGGCGTGTTAAATTTAGACAATATATGGCAAGATGTACTAAATTATAATGAAAATGGCATAACTAATTATTCTATTGGTTTACCAGGATCTGATGAATATTTTAAAATGGCGTTTGGCGAGTGGACAGTTGTTAGTGGGATACCAAACTCTGGTAAATCCGATATACTAGATCAAATATTGTGTAATATATCTACTAAGCACGATTTTAGATGTGCAATGTTTTCGCCTGAGAGTTTTCCTTATGAGGGACATATAAAAAGAATAGCTAATAAATTAAATCAAAAAAATTGCAATAGTGATGATTTAAACAATACAAAAGATTTTATTGAAGATCATTTTTTTTGGATTAAAATTGATTTAGAAAATTTAACCTTAAAAGGTATTTTAAATGCATTTAGGGAGCTTGTATTTCAAAAAGGTATAAATGTTTGTGTCATAGATCCCTGGAATATGCTCGACCACTCAGCACAAAGAGATCATAGTTATATTGGTAAAATATTAAGTCAAATAACACAATTTTGTCAACAAACTAACACTCATCTATTTTTAGTGGCACATCCTAGAAAAATAGAAAGTGAGGGTGGTGTATATAAAAAGCCAACATTATACGATATTTCTGGCTCAGCTGATTTTTTTAATAAGGCATATAATGGCTTAATTGCTTATAGATGCATAGGGCAAAAAACAAAATACAAAAGTGATGTTGTTAGAGTTCATGTAGAAAAGGTTAAAAGAAAAGAAAATGGACAATTAGGTGATTTTGAGATAGCTCCAGATTTTGATAATGGGGGTATATATAAAGAGATATATCAAGGCGAAAAAAAAATACAAGTAATAAAAGATAATGTACCATTTTGATTATGAAATTAACTCAATTAGATTTATTTAGTGGAATAGGTGGGTTTCATCTTGGTTTTGAAAAAGCTGGGTTTGAGATTGAATCTTATTTTTCAGAAATTGACAATTATGCAATAGATGTATATAAAAATAACTTTAAAAATAGTAAATATGTCGGATCAGTTACAGATGTTCAAGGGGGAAAACTCCCAAAAATTGACCTTATCACTTTCGGATCACCTTGCCAAGATTTTAGTTTGGCTGGAAAGCGTAGGGGTATGCAAGGAGATAGAAGCTCCCTTATTAGTGAAGCAATACGACTCATCGGTGAATGCCGACCGAGTGTTTTTATCTGGGAAAATGTTAAAGGAACATTCAGCTCAAACAATGGCGACGACTTTTGGGCAATTATCCAAACCTTTGCCAACATTGGGGGTTATCGACTTGAGTGGCAACTGCTTAATACAAGTTGGTTTTTACCCCAAAATAGAGAGAGAATCTACCTTGTTGGATATTCTACAAAACAAAGTAGAGGGCAAATATTTCCTATCACAGAAAACAATAGACAGATTAATGAGTTACAAAGACAACAAGCAAACATTAATACAATCACAGCAAGATATGCAGGAAACGGATCAGGAAGTTACGTTATTGAACGTAAACTCAATGCACAAGAAAAAATAGAGGTTGGAACATGGAGAACGTATAAAGATAAAAGAGGTTTTGAACCAAGAACAGATTTAGTGTCTCCTACTATATCAGCACGAGCTAGAGAAGATGGTAGCGGCCAACCTGTAATAAAAGTTTCATCTGGCACTAAAACAGGTTATGAGGAAGCTAGCACAGGAGATTCTATAAATTTAGCTTTCCCTGGTTCAACTACTAAAAGAGGTAGGGTGGGAAAAAAACAATCACAAACATTAGATACAGCGTGTAATATGGGTGTATATACAGATAAAATCAGAAGATTAACACCTATTGAATGTGAAAGATTACAAGGTTTTCCAGATGATTGGACAAAATTTGGAATTACTAAAGGTAAAATTTCAGATGCACAAAGGTATAAAATGTGTGGCAATGCTGTAACTGTTGATGTCGTTGAGGCAATAGCAAATAAAATTAAATTAAATATATTATGACAAAAAAAGAATTTGAGGAAACCAAGAGATATATCTTAGATAAAGCTCAAGATATTATGGATGCTAAGCAACCAGAATACACAAACAAAAGTATTGATGTATTAAACAATTTTAAACAAACATCTAAAAGTATTGGAATACAACCTATGGAAGTTTGGGCGGTGTTCTTTAATAAGCATATTCAAGCGATTTTAAGCCATGCTGGCGATTCTAGTATGCATCAAGCTGAGCCAATAGATAGTCGTTATGCAGATGCTTTAAATTACTTATTCTTAGGGTTTGCAATGCTAGTTGAGGATTCAAATAAAAAAGATATAATATCAGGCACCGAATGAATATATATTTAAAAGCTCAATCCTGGTGTTTAAAAAACAATATAAAGGTTTACATAGTTCCTATTAAGGGCAAAAAAAAATGTTATGTTGAAATAAATGATAGTGGCCAATTAATTAGATCTCCTAAAACTTATGCATATCAAAAAGATGCAAGTGATAAAATATGGGATTTATATTTATATTTGTATAATCAAAAAAGCAAACATGGTACAAAAAATTAGTATAAAAAAAATTAAGCCGAACCCTAATAATCCTAGATACATTAGAGATGGCAAGTTTAAAAAATTAGTTAAATCAATCAAAGAATTTCCAGAAATGTTGGAAAAGCGACCAATCATAGTAGATGAAAAAATGGTTGTATTGGGTGGCAATATGAGATTAAAAGCGTGTGAATCGGCTGGTATCAAACAAGTTTGGATTGATACAGCTGAGGGTTGGTCAGAAAAACAAAAAAGAGAATTTATAATCAAAGATAATGTTGGATTTGGTGATTGGGATTTTGATATGTTAGCTAATGAGTGGAATACTGAATTATTGAATGACTGGGGTTTGAACTTGCCTGAGTTCGATAAAAACCCAGATTACTCAATACTTGATGACATTGATTTAGGTGGTGAGCTTGATGAGATGACCGGTAATGTTAAAAAAGCATTACAGATACCTTTTGATCTTGAAGATTATCAAAGAGCTTTTGACTTAGTGAAAGAGTTTAGAGAGAATAAAATATATGTTGGTAAATTATTAATAGAAAAATTAGAAAATGAAAAAAGTAGATTTAAAACAAATTGAACACGATGTTAAAGTAGGTGATATATGTGGCACTATTGAGCCAAATGTTACTGAGGATAGTATTTTTTATTTTGAGGGTAAGCCAATAGGATTTTATATAGCTGATTTATCTAAAAACTTTCAAAAAGCGGCCCAACTAGCTGATATAGCTGATAAAGAATTAAGATCTAAAAGAGTTCCTAAAAGTGTGATGAAAAGATCAAGTGGATTTGGTGATGGTAACGAAGACAAAGAGGTTTTACAATATTCAACAATCATAGGAAGTGTACCACCTAAACCTCATATGAGGCGACCATATGCTACAATAAGTAGTGTACACAATGTTAAAACAGCACAAACTTTTATAAAAGCTATGTTATTGTTATGCTTAGAAAGTGAAAAAATTATAAAAGAAATTACACCTGATTTATATAAAGAACAAAAAAAGATTATATCAGAAAATGTTAGCAAAAAATGGAGGTTTGGAAACTTATTTACAAGTAGTATTTCAAATTACAATATTCCAGCACCTTTTCATAGAGATGCTGGTAACCTAATAGGGTGTGCTAATGTTATCATAGCAAAAAGAAAAAACTCAACTGGTGGTCATACTACTGTACCAGATTATGGTGCTACTGTAAATAGCGCTGATAACTCAATGTTAGTATATCCAGCGTGGCGAAATGTGCATGGTGTAACACCAATTATACCAACTTTTGAAGATGGATATAGAAATACTTTAGTTTTTTACCCTCTGAAAGCATTTAAAGGTATAGAGTAAACTAAAAAAAAGTAAAAAAAATTTTTGTAATTAAAAAAATTCTTTTATATTTGTATTGAATTTAAAACAATAAAATTATGTCAGTACAATTATTTACAGAAAACGAAATTTCAAAATTAACAAACACTTTAACAGCTAACGAAAACATCTTGTCTTTTGTTGAAACAACAGAGATTTTTCAATCAAGAAAAACATTTTCTTTTGAAGATGCTAGAGAAACTTTAGGTAGAGCAATATGGTATGGTTATGTGGCTAATAGAACAGCTTATAATTTACAATACAGAGAAAATGAGCAAATTGATTTTAACTATGAATCAGATGACCACTTTGAAAATACTAATGATGCTATATATTCTTTAGGAAGTTTATTATACAATATTAGAACTAATGATGGCAATGTGTTCTTAGCTGATGAGTGGGTAAACTTATTAAAACTAGTTGAAAAAAAGTTTTATGTTGAGAGAGAGGTTGAATACCCAAGTTACATATACTAATCTATAAAAATTAATAAAATGATACTACAAAAAGAAAATTTTTCAAGATACAATAAAAACTTATTCAAGAATGGAAACGACATCTATTCTTATAAAACTAAGGTAGCTGAAATAAAAGGCAATGAGTTACACCAGTTAGGTTACTGGAGTGTAACAACTCAAAAACACATCAACTATGTTGCCAATGAACTTGGTTTGAGTTTAATAAAATAAAACCTAATATAAAAAGCCAGGTTAATTCTATTGGCATTAGGTAATTAAAGGGGGTTTCACAACTCCCTTTTTTTTATGTAATTTTGTTGCATGAAAAGAACCAACAAAACCAACACACTAAAAAAGAACTTATTAGAAGCTCTTGAGTTATCTTTAGGTGTTGTAACGACTGCTTGTAAAAAGGTTGGTTGCAACCGAGCAACATATTATGATTATTATAATAAAGATCAAGAGTTCAAGAAAAAAGTCGATGAGTTACAAAATGTAGCTTTAGATTTTGCCGAAAGCCAACTACATAAGCAAATACAAGATGGAAATACAACAGCAACAATATTTCTACTGAAAACCAAAGGAAAAAAAAGAGGTTATGTTGAGAGACAAGAAATACAACATGATGGCTCAATCGAAAGCAAACTAATTGAATGGACACCAGCCAAAGACAAAGAGTAAAAGAGTATTGTAATAAACAATTTTACCAGGCAGTAAACTCAAACAAAAGATTAAATATATTTCAAGGGGGTACAAGATCTGGTAAATCCTGGTCGCTTATGCAATATTGTTTATACCTTATGACAACTGAAAAAAAGTCGTTGACTATTTCGATAGTCAGAAAGACACTCCCAGCACTCAAAAGATCGGTTTTAAGGGACTTTCTGCATATTTCTAAGGAATTAGGTATATATTGGAATGGCGTGCATAACAAGTCGGAAAATACATTTGAATTTAATGGGCATACTTTGGAGATGTTTTCAGCTGATGATGCACAAAAGATAAGAGGGAGTTCAAGAGATATACTTTGGATTAATGAGGGTAATGAGTTGTTTTTTGAAGATTATCAACAGCTAGTCATGAGAACAAGGCAAAAAATATTTATTGACTTTAACCCCTCTGATCCTATACACTATTTGTATGATTTGGCTGAGAGAGATGATGCAGAGCTTTTTTTATCTACATATAAGGATAATAAATTTTTACCTAAAGAGTTGATTAATGAAATCGAAAGGATAAGGGAGAGAGATCCAGATTATTGGCGTGTATATGGTGAGGGACAAAGAGCTGTATTTAGTGAAAAACAAATATTTAAAAATTGGAATTATATACCTTATAAAGATTTTCCCCAAATAGATGATGAAATTCTTGGATGTGATTTTGGATTTTCCCAAGATAATTTAGCGATTGTAAAAGTGGGCAAACATAATAATAGCTTATACATTCATGAGCTTATTTATAAAAAGGGCATGACAAATAGGGACATTGCAAACTTTGTTAAGGATAGTAAATTAAATGATATGCTAATGTATTGTGATAGCGCTGAGCCGAAAAGTATTGAGGAATTAAGGCAAATGTCTATATGGGCAAAACCAGCTGTAAAAGGACAAGGGAGTATAAACGCTGGTATATCATTACTTAAAGAGTTCGATATATATGTTAGTGAGGAATCAATAAACATTCAAAAAGAACAATTATCATATCTGTATGATGAGTTAAAAGATGGCACGATAATCAATAAACCTAAAGCTAATCAACAAGATCACTTAATGGATTCAATCCGGTACGCTGTATATTCACGATGGAAAAATAGAAACGACTTTTTTGTTGTATAATAAAAGAATTTATTATTTTGTATTTTTACATAAAATTTTATTTTAATGGCATCATTCTTTGACCGATTCAGAAACCTATTAACCAAAAATGCTCAACAAACAGCACAAGAATATAACAAAGCTATTTATAACTGGCTTGGTGAAAGCATAGTTTGGAATCCAGAAAACGACACAACATATATAAACGAGGGTTACAGAAAAAACTCAACTGTATATTCATTAGTAAATATCATTGCAAAAGCCGCATCATCAATACCATTTCAAGTATATGAAAAGGTAAATGACAATGATTATAAAAGATATAAAGCCATGAATAATGGCATACTGGACCCTAGTGTTATGCACAAAGCAAACTATTTGAAAAAGAAAGCATTAGTTGAGTTAGAGGATACTGATTTACATAAATTATTAGAACGACCAAATCCATCACAATCTTATGCATCTTGGATAACTGAGCTAATTGCATTTGGTAAATTAACCGGCAACAGATACATTTATGGCATTGCGCCTGAAACTGGCAATGGTGCTGGTAAATACAAGGAGCTATATGTTATGCCTAGTCAATTAATGGAAATTATATCTGGTGGTTATATGCAACCAGTAAAAGAATATGCTATTGAGTACAATGGCCAATATAAAATACCAGCTGATCAAATATGCCATATAAAAGATTTTAACCCTTACTTTGATGGATCTGGTTCACATCTTTATGGGCAATCACCATTAAGAGCTGGTTTAAGATCAATGACAACAAATAATGAAGCTGTACAAACTGGGGTTAAATATTTACAAAACCAAACAGCTAGAGGTGTACTTATGAGTGATGAGGGTGATCTTAACGAAGTTCAAGCACAACAATTAAAAGATAAGTTTAGAAAAAACTTTCAAGGTGCTGATAATGCTGGTGATATAATTATAACTCCAAAAAAATTATCATGGGTTAATTTTGGATTAAATGCAAGTGATGTTAGTTTAATAGAGCAATACAATGCATCTATAAAAGATCTTTGTAATATCTACAACGTACCGGTTACACTTTTAAATAATACAGAAAGCTCAACATTTAACAACGTAAAAGAAGCTAAAAAAGCATTATATCAAAATTGTGTTATACCAGAGCTAAACAAAATACAAGATGAATTAAATAGATGGTTAGCGCCAAAGTATGGCGAAAAACTATGTATTGAGTTTGATTATAGTGTTATCCCAGAATTACAAGAGGAAACTGAAAAGGTAGTTGATCAAATGTCTAAGGCATGGTGGCTAACTCCAAATGAAAAAAGAGCTGCAATGAGTTTTGGAGCTGATGAGGAAAATCCAATACTAGATGATTATTATATACCAGCTAATTTAATTCCAGCATCTGGTAGTGATATTGATATTGAAGATCCTCAGCCAGCTTTACAAGAACAAGAGGAAAAAAAAACTAAAGTCGATAATATAGAAGTTAAAGAAAGCATCGAAGTCAAAGCAACTTATAATGACTATCCACAAAGCGCTACAAATAATGCAAAACGAGTTAAAAATTGGATTGAAAAGCATGGGCGTAGTGAAGTAAATGGAATGACTGAGGTTGGCTTAGCTAGAATGAATCAATTAATATCTAGGGAATCACTTAGTTTATCAACTTTGAAAAGAACTTTTAGTTTTTTATCTAGGACAAAAGGCGGTGGCTATGATAAAATAAATCCTGATTATAGAGACACTCCTTGGAAAGACAAAGGATATGTTGCTTTTTTGGGTTGGGGTGGTCAAAGTATGCTTACTTATGCTGATAAAAAATTAAAGCAAATAGAAAATGAGTAATGGAAAATGGCGAGATGCATTTGAAAAACAAAGGAGAATAACTGAAAAACGTAACATCTCAAGATTTACAAGATACTATCAAGCTGAATACAATAAAGGTGTTGACAATGTTTTAGATACTGGCAATACAAACTATCAATATTTATTTACAGTAGATTTTTTTGATAAACTATACAATGAGCTATATCAAGATACATCAATGCATTTTGCTAAATGGTATGCTAAAACTTTTGATAAACTCATAAAAAAAGGTGTATCTAGCAAAGATTATGTCGACCAATGGCAAGCGTCATTTGCTCTATATGCAAAACAAGTAGCAGCAACGAATGTTGTTTTAGTAAGTGGAACAGCAAAAAAAACATTAATTAAAATAACACAAAGATTATTTAGTGATCCTGAGTTTATGACTTTAGGTTATGATGCAAAAGCTAGGATATTAAAAAAACAATTTAAAAAATATTCTAGGTATCAAGCTCAAAGATTAGTTAGAACAGAAACTACAAGGGCCGCTAATTATGGAGTTGAGCAAAGCGCCTTAACTGTATTTCCCGGTGAAAATCTTATAAAAGAGTGGTCAACATCATTAGATGGCAGAGAGAGAGATTGGCACGCTGTTGCTAATGGGCAAAAGGTAAAACATAAAGATTCTTTTATTGTTGGTGGTGAAGCTATTATGCGACCAGGTGAGGGATCAGCTAGAAATGTTGTTAATTGTAGATGCTCAGCTATATATTATCCAGATCAGTCAAACCAACCTAGCCGATCAAGTAATTTACTATTTAATATCGGTGCTGGCTTAGCAATCAATGAGCTGACAAAGGATTAAAAATTATTTTAGTAATTTTACAAAAAATATA